GTCGGTTTTAGAGGCTTACCTGCGGATTTCCCGAAAATCCCTAGCATTTTTACCATTGGGGACGACAATTAATCGTGGTCCTTTATTAATTTTCACTAATAAAGTGGTATCTAGGGCTTTAAAATTATATTTTGTTAATTATCTGTTTTTTATAAACTTTAACTTTTAATTGTTGTAGCATTATGTCATATGGAAAAATTTTATCGTTTTTTTTAAGATTTTTAATTCCGTTATAAGGTCTCAAATTTTCCCAATTAAAACATTTTAATTGTCTTCTTCAATAGTTAGATCAAATAATTCACATGGCGAGACGTGATCAATATGCCAATTATCTTTATCATCTGTAGAACCATAATTTTCCCATGTCATACCATCATAAAATTGTGATTCGAGCCATTCTTTTAGAATTTTATAGAACATCCTATTAATTCATTTGTAGATTGCGTTTTAGCAATATTCGTAATCTGCAACATTTTACGAATTCGATTACTACAATTTATTTTAATTGTTATATGTGCGTTCTCTTTATAACGACGATAATTATTACGAGCCCTTTCTCTAACTCTATCACCATTATTTAAAAAATGATTTCTATTCCATTCTCTAGCCTTTTCTTGATTTTTTGCTAAATATCTACGATTTGTTTCTAAAACTTTTTCAGGATGTTCATCACGATTTTTTTTAGCAGCAGCAGCATTGCACTTTTTACAAGTAGCATTAATCGTAGTTTTATCTTGATATATTCGATTACCAAATTCAGAATGCGCTTTAGTTATATCACATTTTTTACATGTTTTATGACCTTCTTCGATAGTTTCCATAAAATTTTTGTTAAAGTTATTTAGTGTATTTTAATATTTGTTTATAGATAATTAATTTTTTATAATACGGGGGTTCCCGCAATTTGAAAGTGTTGCAATAATTACTTATTATTACTAGCAGCCGGATTTTTTATTAACTCCAAAGGAACCTTAGATCGTAAAATAAATTTTACTCAAAACTTCTTCGTTAATAAGCGGAATCTCAAACATTTTTATTTAAACAGTGTCCGCATGTTTAAATTGTGCTACTTTTCGGGTCCAATCATTTAAACCCGTTTTGCTTTTCAGCAGTTTGAGTTAGTTCATCCCAAAGTTCTAACCAAAGACCATAGTGGCGATCAATTCGTTGGCCACCAATTTCAATATCTACATATCGAATTAGAGCATGCCCTAGGGAATTGGTCCATGCTACATTATTGGCTTGGGGTGAAGCATTAGTAGCATATACGGAACCTACTGATAGAGCGGGGAATTGCACTTGTAGATATACGTGGTTAATTAGGTCGCCATTACGGGAAATAATTGCGCTAACTTTTTGGCCGAATGTGGGGTTGCCATTGAATACCTGCTCAATAGCCTCTATGCTAAAATTGGTATAACGGCGGTAGACAACCTTAAAAAAGGTTATTTGAGGGTTACCAGTGAGGTAAATATCTTGGGCACCGTATGCTACAAGTTGCATTAACCCTCCGCCGTACAAAATACACTCAGAGGTACGAAGATCTCCAGAAGAAAAGGTAAAAGTCGGTAGCATTATTATAATTCTAAGGTTATTATTACCTTAGAAAAAAATTTTAGAAAAATAAACGGACAATTAAAATTGAATTATAAAATTAGTTTCTAAAATATCTTCTTCAAATAAATTTAAATTAGCACGATCACCATATAATTCAATTGCCTTTTGATTATACCATCTAGCCGCTTTTATTTCTAGTTTAAATGATTTTGGAGATAGATAAATAATATTATCTTTAGAAATTTGAGAATAATATAATTTATGCTTTTTAGAAACTCCAAAATAAAGTGATGTTGTTTCTGGTTTTTTCATCCTATTATGTGCATTTTCAGCGGATGTAGAAGTTTTTAAATTATTTCTTTTATTATTCCTAGTATTTTTATCCAAATGATCAACACTTATGTCAACATCAGGTTTTATAATCATTCTATGCATATAAACACCCTTAATAGCGCCATTAATTTTAATATTTGTCTTTGCATATTTTTTTTTATTTTTCCTACCTTTTGCAGTCCAATTATACCTAATTAATGAATGATAATCTTCATCATCAACAATAAAAATATATTTATAACCATATTTATTAACTGTTTCGATAATAGCATCTCCTTTTCTATTACGTTTAATAGGACCAAATATTTGTTCTTTTTCTTTAATTTCATTATTTAAATTTCTTCCAAGTTCTAATAATTTTTTATTACGAGCATCAATGGCTTCATTAAATGAATAATAAATTCCTACATAAACAGTTGGTCCTGATAAAGTAACTTCAAATTTTGTTTTAAATTTTTCTTCAAGTTCTAATAACTTATTTAATTGTTTTTGCATTTGTCCTAATTTTTTTATTTGTTTGCTAGATTTATAAATTATTAAATTAAGTTGAAATATATCAGTTTTATATTTATCTATTCTTTCAAATTGACTTATAGAAAGATTTTTTTTGTAAATATATTTATAACCCGAATTAGCGACTGCTTTTTTCTTAGGGGGTACATAATTAATTGGTTGTTCTAAAGAAACGCCATCAATTGTATTAAATGACCCATTAACACCATAATATTGTAAAACTAGAGTATTATAAAAATATGCTGCATTTAATTCATTTTTAATAGAATATCCGCTATAAACCATTCCTTCGTGCATAAGATGAACTTGCCATGTATTATTACGGTATCTAGAAACACCTTTATAATTTGAAGTACAACCTTCGCGTTTAATAGTATTTTGGGAATTTTGGGTAGCAGAAACAAATTTTAAATTATCTCCACAATTATTTAATTTATTATGGTCGTTATGATCAACTAATTTATTTTGAGGTAAAATACGATCATTTTCTAAAGACATTATATAGCGATGCATTGTCATGGTTTTGCCATTAACTTTAGATTGAGCATAACCATCGGAATTTTTATGCCATTTAGATTTCATAATCGTAATAAAATATTTTTCAGAAACTTGTGAAAAAGCAATAATACCTCGTTTATTACGCAATGGAACCCAAAATCCTTCAATTTTACTTTGCTCTTCAATTAATTTTTTATCATTAGCGATACGATCAGCGATATTACGTTTTTTTTCTTCTGAAATCATAACTATTTATAAATCGAAATTTAGGGTAAATTTTTTTTTGTTAATTACGGATTCTTAAATTTTCATCAAAACAAGATGCTTGTAAATTTACAAAATCAGTTATTGTTAAAGATAATAAAGATGGACAATCGGAACAATTGATATCTTCTAATTTAGGTAAATTTTCTGATATAGAAATTAAATTTGGGCAATTAGAACAATCTAAGATTTCTAAATTATCTAATTGTGGAATAGATGTTAATAAACATCCACTACAATATAAATATAATAGATTAGGTAATTCTGGAATATGAGTTATAAATTCACATCCGCTCATATTAATTTCAATTAAGTCTGGAGTAAGCATTTCCAAAAATTCTTCTTGAGTAATATCTTCGTGTGGATGAAAATGAGTTTTAAAAATTTCATCCATATAAATTTCTTTAGTTTCTTTAATATTTTCTAAAATAACTATTTTATAATCTATAATAATAAGTGAAAGTTCGGTAGGTAAGTAATTATTTAAAACATTTAAATAATTACTTACAATTTCTTTTTCATATTCTTTGATAATTTCAGTTAATTTATTTTGTTTCCATTCAACATCTTCTTTAGATTCATGACTATTTGAAATAGTTTGAAATGCGTCAATTGGATTAGGATTAATAACCATCTTTATAGTAGAATAAACGGTATAAGCAGCACCCGCTACTATTCCCATTTCAGATTTAGACCATATTTTACGAGCATCACGAGAAACTTTAGAAATATCAATAACTTCAGGGTTTTCAAAATATACTAGAGCAGTTTCAAGCAATTTTCGAAGTTTTTTATCTTTAGGATATTTAGTTTCATAAATAGGTAATAGTCTATTAGCGCATGCCATGACCCATTTTACTGAAATTAATGGGGTTTCTAATACCTTTATAACAATTGTATTTTTAACAATACATAAATTATTATTAAGTTTTCCATAATTACTATTATAATCATACGCTTTATATGGACTACTAAAACAATTACCAAATTCTATAACATCACCAATTTTTTCAGCAAACCCATAGCGTATCATTATATTTATTAATATACCTTTAAATTAGGGTTTTAAAAAATTTGTTTTTAAAAATTCGACCAAGGTTTAGAGTTTATAAGAAACCCTAAACCAAGGTTTAAAAAAATTTGTTTTATAATTATTAACGTTATTAGTTATTTATTTTAACTTTCTTAACGTTTATGTTTTGTTTTAAATCCTGATAAAGAAAAAATACCCCAATTTCCTCTTTTATTTCATTCTTAAATGATTTCATATCTTCTTTTAAAGATTTAATATCTTCATCAACACGATCAAATCTTTCTTTTATATTTATATCTAAATTGTCTAAGGATTTTTCAAAATTTTTTAATTGATTAGTAGATGCAACTGTTGATAAAAGACTGTATGTAAATAACGTAAAAATAGATACTAAAATGGTTGGAGCGGCAATATCTAAAAATTTATGGCTAAACATTATTAAAAAATCTATCTTATATTAGCGTTTTTATTTTTTTGAAAATTTAACAAAACAAAAGACAAAATTATATTAGTAAGTTCTGGAATAATTACAAAATTTAAAATTTTATTGTATTGTTTTTGTTTCTTTTTCAAAATCCATGGAAAAATGGTAGGATATTTTTTATTTTTAAGAGCAATATATTCTGCTTGATCAAATACTGTCATATCTGGAAAATATCCAGCAGTTAGTTCATCATTTTGTTCTTTTGATGCTTGTTCTAAACATTGGGACATATCACAATAATCAAATAAATATTTCATTTGACACATTCTATGAGCAATTTGTTCTACTGTCCAATCTTTTAGCGTCCCATTAATATATTCAGTACATAATTTAGAATCATTACGTAAGGTGAGACCTAATTCCTTCAATTTTTTAATTAAATTTGTTTTTCGTAAATTAATTGCACACGCCACACTCTCTTTCATTTTAGTAGATCTTATAGATTTTTTTAAAATTTTTTTATTACGTATTTCTACGAGATCTTCTATATTTTGAATATTATGTTTTTTTAACGCTATTTCTTTAACTGTAGTTATTTGGTAGAGTTTTGAAAAAGATTGATGAGCATTTCTCGTTGATTTATATTCGACATCTTTAAGATCTTTTAAAGTTAATACGTATTCATCTAATACTCTAGTTTGAGTCATATATAATTTTGGTTTTCCATAATATAAATCTTCTGTCATCTATGTTATCTATGTTATTTAATTTTTTTATTATAACTTAACGTTTTTATTTTTTTGTTCTAAATCCTTCCCTAATTTCATCTTTTAAAGATTTAATATCTTCTTTTATTTCATCCTTAAATGATTTAATATCTTCTTTTATTTCATCCTTAAATGATTTAATATCTTCATCAACACGATAAAATCTTTCTTTCATGTTTATATCTAAATTATCTAAGGATTTTTCAAAACTTTTTAATTGAATATCGTGATTATTCATCGTAATTGTATTATTATAAGTAGATGCAACTGTCGATGAAATACCATATGTAAATAACGTAAAAATAGATGCCAAAATTGGTGGAGTGGCAATATCTAAAAATTTATGGCTAAAATGTTGAAAATCTTGGTTTGTTGAAAAAGTTCGAATTTTTCTAAACATTATTAAAAAATCTATCTAATATTAGCGTTTTTATTTTTTTGAAAATTTTAACATTTTAACATTTTAACAAAAAAATAAATACCTTAGACATTATTAGAAATCTTTTAAATGTCTAATAACGAAGAATGTCAGATCTGTTATCAAATTTCCGATAAAAGTGAAATATGTCTTAAATGTCTTAATAGCGGTTGTTCTAAATGCATCGAAAAATGGTTTTTTAATAATAAAACGTGTCCATTTTGCAGAGGTTTAAAAACTTTTAATATCAATAATAATCCCGAAAAATATATTAAAGAATTAGTAAGAATTCTTAATATTGGATATAAAAATTTAAATAATATTGATAAGATTGCTTTAAAAATTGAATCATTGTTTAATTCATCCAATTTTGATTATTTATCTAAAATTTTTAAACTTTGCTGCCAAATTATTAATGCTATCGATTGTTTTAATGGTCATACTAATTATAATATTACTGTATTTTTTAGAGATATCATAGACAAAGGTTTTTTATCTACAAATGATCATCTAGTAGCGGCTATTATTTCTTCTATAATGGATGAACAAAGTCCTTTAATGTATCAAAATATATCTAGTGAAAATATTGTTTACAACATTCTACCCAATATTGTACTATTAAATGATTATGATAAACTTGAGTTATTATTTAAATCAAAATCAGGATTACGAATTTCTAATAAAATGCAAACTCAATTATACTTGATGATTTTAGATGATAAATTAGATAATTCTTTTAGATGTCTTATTAAAAATATTCAATTTCCCATATATTTACTAGACGACCTGTTTGACGAAAAATTAAAAGAAATTATACCAAATTCTATTGATATGTTGTTAGAGATGTCTTTTAATGTTAAAGAATGTAATTATATACTTAAAATGTTTTGTGTTAATATTTTTCCACCTACATATATTGAAAAAATATTAATTTATATAAAAAATAAAAATTGGAAAATAAACCAAAATATTTTTAATGAAATTAATAAAACATTTAAAAGATCTCAAAAAAGACTAAAAATGAATTCTGACATGACAGAAAGATTATCACAAACTCAAGAGAATATGGTTAATCTTATTAAGAGGTTTCTTTAAAAGTATTTAACTAATACTTAACTAATACGTTAAAAGTATTTAACTAATACGTTAGAACAAATTTACATAAACCCTTAAGAAACCCTTAAATTAAGTTATAAATGCTTCCTGTTGGTTTATTTTATCAAAATAATATTTTATCCGACGAATTAGATCTTATATCAAAAATAGATTTATTACCATGGATATTTGTTAGTAAATCTGAAAATTCTCGTAAGGTTCAACAATATGGTTTTGAATATAATTATAATGGTTTTATTGAAATTGATCTTATGTCATTAAAAATTCTTAATACAAGTGCTCAAATAGCAATTGATGCACTGATTAAACTTGAAAGTCCAGGAACCAAATTTTTTTAACCCTAATACTTTTTTGTTTTAATAATAGAATAGAAATGAAGCAGGTATGTATAGATGGTAATATTAGCAAAGTTAAAGATTTATTATCATTGCATGGTTATGACCCAAATAGAGGTCTTCGTGCTGCTTGTAAAGATGGACATATTAATCTAGTAGAATTTTTGATTCAGAAGGGTGCAGACAATTGGAACTATGGACTTTTTGGTACTTGTGAAGGTGGACACATTTCTCTCGTAGAATTAATGATACAAAAGGGTGCAGACAATTGGAACTATGGACTTCTGAGTGCTTGTAAAGGTGGACACATTAATATTGTAGAATTAATGATACAAAAGGGTGCTGATCATTGGAACTCGGGATTTTATGGTGCTTGTATGGGCGGACACATTAATATTGTAGAATTAATGATACAGAAAGGTGCTAATGGTTGGAACTGGGGACTTAAAGGTGCCTGTGAAAGTGGAAACATTAATCTAGTAGAATTAATGATACAAAAGGGTGCTAATGATTGGAACTATGGACTTCAGGGTGCTTGTGTAGGTGGACACATTAAGATTGTAGAATTAATGATACAGAAGGGTGCTGATAATTGGTATAGGGGACTTGAGGGTGCCTGTGAAGGTGGATACATTAATATTGTAGAATTAATGATTCAAAAGGGTGCTGATTATTGGGATTTGGGACTTTGGAGTGCATGTAAAGGTGGACACATTAATCTAGTAGAATTAATGATACAGAAGGGTGCTGGTAATAATTGGAACTATGGACTTTTGGATGTTATTGACAGTGATAATATAGAAATTATTAAATTAATTATACCTAAATTTCATAATATATTATACATAAATAAGCATTATTGGAAATTAATATATAATCTCCGTTTGAAAATAGTATTTGAAAATTACCAAAGAAAAAAATTAATCTACCGGATCTTAACAAGTAAAATCAGTGGTGATTGCGTTGATAAAATATTGGAATATTAACCTTTAAAACCGTTAATTTTAACATGTAATTGGGGTTTGACCCGATTATAAGACTTTTCGTATTAGTGAATATAGAAGCAATTTTAACACCTAATTCTTGACGTTTTAATCTATTAGGTGATTTCTCAATAATTCTAGATGAAGTTTTACGTGAGTAAATCGAAATGTATAAACTGGTCCATACTAAAAAAGAGGCAGATATATTAGAAAGATTATGTGCTTGTTCATCTGATAACCAACGATATGAAGACATTTGGTTATTGATTAATCTTTCAGCCTAAGCCTTAAAAATTTTTTAGCACAGGATCATAAGATGATATATAGTAATAAAAATTGCGTATACATTTTAAGTATGCCAATGATGCCAGATTTTATTAGCGACTTAAAAATTCTTGCTGAAAAAACATGTCTTGATTTTGGTCTTGGCGTGGTTTTATTTAATCAATATATAATAAATAATTATGAGGTTGGTCAAAAAATTTCAGCCCATATTGACAATCCAAATTTTGGTCCCGTAATTGCTTGTTTTTCTGTGGGTCTTGGTCAAGGTATCTCTATAAAATTTAGAAAAGATTTTAACGAATATGAACATTTTACACAAAATAATTCACTTTATATAATGTCTGGTCCTGCTAGATATAACTATACTCATGAAAAAATTGCTTCGAGAAAAACTGATATAGTTAATGGAATTCGAATAAAACGCTCACGTAGAATTTCTATTACTTTTAGAACTGTCCCTATGACTTAAATTAAATCTTAAAATCGTTAAAAAAAAAATTTATAATTCTTCGGCATTATTAGATGTCATCGCCTGAACCCCTTATTGAAAAATTTTTAAAAACAATTAATAAAGATAAATATTGGAAAATACCAAATCTTTCGAAATCTCTTATAATTAGTATTAATAAGAGACATTTAATTTATGAAAAAAATTTTATAATACCACCAAAAGATCAAATTTCCTATTTCCTCTTAGAAATTCGGTCAGATCTTATGAAAGACGCTCATTCAAATGCTATGATTATATATCAAAATAAATTATATAGATTTGAACCTTATGGCTCGTTAGTCGCTATTAATCTATTATACCCATTTGAAATTGTTGATGAATTTTTAAAGATATTCTTTAAAGAGTTTAAATACATTAGGCCACGTGATTATCAAGCAGTTATGGGGCCGCAATCTTTAGAAGAATCTGATCTTAGACACCCATATCAAGGATTTTGTGTAGCATGGTCATATTTATTTATTGAAATGTTTTTAGAAAAACTTGATATTAGTAAAGAAATTGACGTTATTAGTCATAACTATGACGTCATTAAAGATCATAAAATTTTTATTATTAATTATATAAAAAATTTAAAAACTCTAGAAAAAATTTAAAAACTCTAGAAAATATCTAACGAAAAATATTCACACTTTTTATACTAAAATTTGCGTAATTATTTCCCTGTTTAGTAGACCATCCATTCTTTAATTTAAAAATTGGTCTTAAAGCAGTAAAAATTGGTTTTAAAGAAGTAATAAGTTCAACTCTTTTTATTTCATATTCTTTACCATCTATAGTAAAATCGCATTGGATATAAGAACCTATTTTAGGGTCATTTTTTTCTAATACGTCTGATGAAAATGTTTCTAATTCCGCTATTTGACGACCTAAATCTGATCTTAATGTAATTATAGTCGACCACCATGGATGATAATGTTTTATTTTTTGAATTTTCGAAACTGTCATTACACCATTATATAATTCTATATCTTTAACTATATCTTTACGCCATCCTGTAAATAATTTACTTTCGTATGAAATATTATATTTTTTTCCAATTACTAATTCTAAATCTGGATTATAATACGATGAAATTTTTGAAGTAAGATCCCTAATATTAATATCGTTAAAGGTTTTAAGGTTTGTTTTAAGGTTTGTTTTAAGGTTTGTTGGTGATCTTTTTGGTGATCTTTTGGGAGATCTTTGTGGTTCATTAATAATTCTGTGAATACCACAATAATTTCCATATTTAGCATTATATGTACATCTTTCTCCATTTTTTTTATTAGATTGACACTTTGACATTATTTATATTAGTCAATATAATTAGTTTGGGGTTAAATAAATTTTGGTAAAAAATTTAAAAACTCTAAATTAAGTTATAAAACTTAATAAATGTCCTTACCCCTTATAACGGCTGCTGAAGCATCTTTAATATTTCCTAATAAATATAATATCCACGATTATCAACTAAAAGATAAAATATTATTAGAATTTATAGAAACAAAAGAACTGATATGTAGATCATTTAATGATTGGTCTGGAACAGGTTATAAAATAAATATGCCTTATTTAGAGAATCCTGTCCAACGCCACCAACTTCTGTATCCTGATGATTTTATAAAAAATATCAGACTTAATATTCCATTAGACTGTATCGAAATGGTTGATATTTTGATAGGTGGCCAAAGAGTTAATAGGATTTTTTATAATTTATATCCATTTTTTATAAAAGAATTTCACGATACTCGATATATTAGAAACATGACTAAAATTTTATCAAATATAATTTGTAATGATATAGTTGGTCTTATTATGAGTTATACAGATTTCTTTAAAATCGAAAAAGATATGTTTATTGTTCCATTACCAGTATTAAAAGACGGTTTTCCGTTATTAAATTATCACGAAATCAGTATTATTGTTAGACTAAAGACCAATAATCACGCCAATGATGTTAGAGGATTAGTAGATTGTTATAAAAATAATATTAAAAGTTATATAAATGAAAATCGTACTAATAATCAGTTTGTTAATCAGCAACGTATCAAAGACGGTCTTGAATTTACAACGAGTCAAGTTCAATATTTTGATAATTTTGAAATGACTTATCTTGCAAACATTAATTTACCTGTTAATATTATAATTTTAGAAGTATCTGATAAAAATATTTTAGGAGATTCGTTAGAAATTATTCTTGGTAATTATCGATTGACTTCTGCTATTAGTTATAAAATTGGTTGTTTTCATATTTACAAATTCGACAACTATATTAATTTTTCTCTAATAGAAGGAAAAATTAATATGAAATATCCTACTAAATTATACGCTATTAATTTTAATATTATGAGATGTATGTCTGGAATGGCTGGTTTATGTTGGTCCCTCTAACAAATTTTTATAACAATAGTTTCGTTGAAGATACTTTAGTTTCGTTAAATATTATTTAAAGATTTCTATTTGTTTAAATAATAGGATGTCTATACCATCGATACCATTATTAAGCCCAATTTCTAAAAAACAAAATGATCCACCTAACACTAATATTAAATTAAAAGATCATCAAAAAGCAATGTTATATCGTTGTCAAGAAATTGAATCAAAATCTTCTATTGTTATTATGTCAGATGGCCCAGGATCTGGTAAATCTTATGTTGCTTTGGCTACTATGTTATGGTCTAAAGAGCGAACTGGACGCACTAGAAATTTATTAGTAGTTCCACAAAATATACACCAACAATGGTTAGAATATATTACTAATTATTCCGATAATCTTCTTTGTAAGTCTTTTATAGAATATAACGATATTCAGGATTTATATTACGATGCTTCAGCACTTGATTATTATGATATTATATTAACTACTACTTTATACTATAACCTTATTGTTTCAACCGCTCAAACAAATAATCATAAATTTGATAGAATTGTAGTAGATGAAATTGATTCTGCTGATTGGTTTATTACGGATGTTTTTCCAGCCGATAAATGTTGGCTAATATCTGCTTCATTTAATGCTGAAAAAATTGGGGCTTATAAACTAAAACCAGCCGAAATGCCTCAAATTTCCTGTCAATGTAATGAAACCTTTATTTCTGCTTCTTTTTTAATACCCGAACCTATAGAATTTCGACATATTTGTTATGAACCTTATGCTAATGTATTTGGTTTTTTAGCAGAAAAGATACCTGAAAATAATATAGTTGTTAAAACCGAAACACAAACATCAGCGCCTACTTTAACATTTAAAAAATTACAATATCAAATTAATGGACTACAATATTTTCCATTAGATCTTCAACATATTACAGCACCTCTTGACCATGTTTCGAGTATAACAAGTTCGCAAAATGTTCTAAGTCTTCTAATAAAGGATAAATTATTAGTTATAGCAAATTCTGAAGAAATTATTCTAAAAAATTTTGCAAAATTAGTGCCTGATACTAGGGTTATTGATAGAGAAGTTAATTTAAACAAAGAAGGTTCTACTTTAAATTTTTTAAATAGTTTAAAAATTCCAGAAGTTAAAATGATACATAAATTAGCAATTATAGAAAATATTAATAATTTAATAAAAATTAAAAAAGAAGTTTCTGAAATGATCAAACAGGTATCTAACTCTAAAGAAAAAGTATCTAACAAATGTCCTATATGTATCTCTAACGAAAATCTAGAAATTTTAGGATGTTGTTCTAATAAGTTTTGTAAAGAATGTTTAAAATTTTCTGGATATAAATGTTTAAATCCATTATGTCGCAAGAAATTAGATAAAGAATCTATCAAGAGTTTATTAAAAGAGTCTAATAAAGTGTCTTCTAATGAAACTAATGAGTCTTCTAATGAGTCTCATGAAGTAAAAAAAATGAAAGTTAAATCAAATTTAAGAGATTCCGTAAAACAAATGGCAATTGAATCCGAAAAAGAACGTCTAGCATCGTTAGAAAAACTCGAAAAATTAAAAGCGTCTAAATTAAAACAAGAATTAATTGATCGCGAAATATTAGCAAAACAACTTTTATTAGATCTTAAAAAACCAATTGATGACCGTCTATTAACTATTCCCGATAATTTAACTAAATTAGAAACATTAGATAGAATTTTATTTATTTTATCATCCAATTCTTCGTTGAAATTAATTATATTTTCGGATTTTAGATATATTTTTAATAAAGTTATTGATATTATTAAGGGACATAAACTTACTTACGAACAATTAGAGGGAGGTTCTCTAGAGGAATTACATAAAACTATAGATAATTATAAAACCGGTAATACATCAATCCTCTTAATAGAAGCGGGTCTATATGCAAGTGGGCTTAATTTAGAAAATACCACTGATATAATTTTATTACACAATACTGTTAATTCGCTACAAATTATTGGAAGAGCCAATAGACCTAATAGAAATGGACCCCTAAGGATCCAACTATTGTTATATGAAAATGAAAATTAATTTTGATGCCAATAACCAGACCAACTATTAAATATTGTTGTAAATATTTCTAATAATTTGCTGACCAACTCTACCATTTCTTAATACCATTCTATTTGTATTAGGATTAAAAATTCGTTCTCTGTTATCTACTGGTCTAGGGATATTTCTTAATTCTCTAGAAATTTCACGAATGTTTTGCGATTCCCTAACAAATTGTATGATCATTTCTTCCAATGGGTTAGTAGATGATGGTTCATCGGGTATCTGTGGATTAAATAAATGGGTTAAAAAATCTTGGTCATGTTGTATGCGGTGTTGGTGTTGCTGACGCATATCCATTAGTTGTGAAAAAATAATATACCATGATTCGCCAACAACTTGTCTAGGAACATCAACATTATACGTATTAGGACGGCGACAACCAGGGCACGATTGAACTTGATTAGTTGAATACCAATGTTTAATGCATTCTTCGCAAGATTTAAATGAACACCCGTTAAGACATTTTAAAGTATCAGTTTTTTCGAGGCAGATCATACATTTTTCGTTCATCGGATAACTTATGATGTTATTAGTCATAACTTTTTACGTCTGTCATATAAGGGTTTGTTTTTTTTTGTTATCGATTTTTAATAATTTTTAATATTGGTTGTTAATAAATGGTAAAAAGGTCATTAAAGAAAAAATTTGGTAGTCATAAACAATCTGGTCATAGACGTAAAATGCTACCATGGACGTCAATTAAGGGTGGATTTATTAATAATGATCAAGATTTTCGAAATAAACCTCGGGAATTTGCTATACCATATTCAACAGATTCCAGAACCAATTTAGTGCAATCTGGACATAGACGTTCATCATTACCATGGTCCCCTCAATTATTAGATGATGTTTCTACTTATAAATATCCATATAAAAATCATAATTATTTAATGCATCCTAAGACTAATAGCGAAATTAGTCATAAAGTGTCTTTTAACGAAATGTCTTTAAAACCACTTTTTAAAAAACAAAAAACATCTCATCACGAAATTCATCATAAATCTTCTAACAAAACTAAAAATTATCTAACAGACGCTGAGGTAAAAAAATATAAAAGAAGTAAAATTGAGGCTGGAGATTATATTGTTATTAAATGGTCAAAAGATAGATGGTATTTAGGAACCGTGTTAGAAATGTTTTCAAATCATAAATTTAGAGTTGGTTATGATGATGGTACATTCGCTACTGAAAATACTGGATCAGATAGTTTTGATTTTAAAACTGTTTCATCAATGGCACCAGAAAATGATTTAATTTTTGAGGATAACGACATAATATATCGGATAACAACTGATACTAATGGTAGAATTTTAGTTATTAAGGACTAATAAGTCATAAGTCATAAATAATATATTTCATATTAATAAATGAAAAGAAACTTTAAAAGAAACTTTAGTTTCGTTAAAAAATCTAAGAAAAAATTTAGATTTTCAACTTATAATGAATATCAAACATTTAAGGATTCTCAAAAACAATTACCTCATTATCGTTCAAAATCCTTACCTTGGTCAAAAGTTTCATTAAAACCACTTGATAATTATACTACGACAACTACTACGACAACGACACCCTCTTTTCAACGTATATTAGATCATCGATCAAAACACTGGCGAAACGCCAATCGACGAAAATTATCGCAACTCGGCGTATCTGATAAAAACCCCAGTTTCGTTTTTAAACCACTTGATACTACAACGATACCATATTTTCAACATCTTCGTAGATCAAAACTTCCATCATCTGTTAAAAAGAAATATAAAACAAGGCCAAAATATACTGAAGAAGATGTTCAAGGTGATAGACCAGTATCGTCAGATGAACGAAGTTCTTTAGATGATAAACAAATTGTTGATTTATTTTTTGATTAGAAGAACTTATCGATATCCCAAAGGAAAAGAATTAGGACTTGTTTATAAGGATCCTGAGGGTAATGAATTTTCTGCACGACGTTTAGTTAAATTAGTTCAAATAAAATATCCAGAAATTTATAACATAGGGCTTAGAAGATATTTAATGAAACATGGGAGATAAATTTATTAAGTTATAAATCCTTAACTAAAAAATAAATTAAATTTTGTTTTGAATCATAATCTGTATAACTTAAGTTAGGATTTTTATGAGACCATTCTAATATTTCTGAAATTTTTGAGGAAACTTCTAAATTCTCGCTAAATTCCTCTAATAATTCTTTACAATAGACTTCTAAGACATCTTGTGCTTTTTTATTATTAACTATAATTAAATCATATTTTAAATTTTCTTCAGCGTCTTTAATAACACTATCAATATGCTTCTCTAAACTATTATTAACAATAACCTCTAAATCTCCTGTAATAATAGTTAATATACCATTAGAATCAACAGAAAATGTTATCTCGATTTCTCTATTAGAAACAAGGTCGTTAAATTCAATAGTAAATGACCCAATTTTATGATTATCACAAGCCATTACTCTAAGTCCTTCATAGACATTTATAGTAATACCTATATCAGATTCGGGTATAAATGTTTTAGAAACTGATACCGGTATGGTAGTATTTCGTTTAATAAGGCATGCAAAAGACCCATCTGATAATTCAATACCAAGATTTAACGGTATGACATCTAATAATATATTTTCAAGATGGTAAGTATTATTTAGAATCGCTCCTTGAATAGCAGCGCCTCTAGCAACTATTTCATCTGGGTTTATTTTATTATTAATTGTTTTATTCGGGAATAATTCAGATAACATTTGAAAGATCTTTGGAATTCTCGTTGAACCTCCAACTAATACTATTTCGTCTATATTTGATTTATTTAAAAAGAGATCTTTTAATAAATTTTCAGTAAGTATCAGACATTCTCTAAAAAATGGTAGGCATAATTCTTCAAATTTAGTTTTAGTAAGGGTTAGAGTTTCATTATCAAGATTAATAGTCGTTTGTAATTGATATGTTAATGCAATTTTAGCCTCTTCTGCAATTTTTTTTAAATTTTTTTGTGAAATATTTGGTTTTTTTTCTAAAATATATTTAATTATTTCATTATCAAAATTAGATCCTCCTAATGTGGTCGATCCCGAAGTTCCTAAAACATTAAAAATACCATCTTCAATTTTTAATATAGAAACATCAAACGTGCCTCCACCTAGATCAAAAACTAATATTGTTTGATCTTTTTTAGATTCTAAATTATACGCTAACGAGGCACTTGTAGGTTCATTTAATATTCGAATTGGGTCTAAACCTGCTAAAATTGCTGCTTTTTTTGTTGCTGATCTTTGAGCATCATTAAAATATGCTGGAACGGTTATTACTGCTTTTGTTATAGGTTCGTTAAGATAATCTTCAGCCGTTTTTTTGAGATATTTTAAAATTTCTGCTGATATTTCTTCTGGAGTATATTTATCTTCTATTAGACCATTTTTAAATGAATAATTAAGAAAATTAAGAGACACTTTAGTTTCGTTAATATGGAAATCCGAAGATAAATCAAGACCCATAAGACGTTTTACTTCTAATATTTCGATATCATTTGGATCGGTTTTAACGAGTGCTAGTGCTAGACCTCTATTAACGAGTTCTAACTTTAGTTTTTCTTTATTAATAAATACTCTAGATTTTGTTAAAAATGATCCTTCTTCATTTGGTATAATTTTAATAGATTTATCTTTATAAACTGCTACTACTGAATTTGATGTTCCTAAATCAATTCCTATAATCATTTAAATAAATTACGAGATTAGTTTTAGACTTCTGCCGCGGTATTAGTTGGTATTGGTATGGCCGTTGGATTTGGGGCTGGATTATCGTCAATATATGATTCTTCTTGTTGTTCTTGGGCATTACTAGAACTATTAGTAATAATTAATAGTTGTAGAATCCAATGTAAAACAATGTTAAGAAGGGCTATTGCAGTTCCAAAACCAAGACCAATTAATCGTTGAATGGCTGGATCAGTATTTAAAGCCGCTACTAAAACTAAAATAATTCCAACAACTGCATTAAGCATTGCAACAGTAGTAGTAGATACTTGGTTAAATTTAGAAACACATAACCAAGATGATGGTATTGGTTGAGGTTGGTTAGCAGGGTTAGCGGGTTGGTTAGCAGGGTTAGTAGGGGGATTAACGGAAGACATTTAAGTTTCGTTAGTTAGAGGAATATTAGGGTTTTTTAAAATTTGTTCTTTATTTTTTTCGAGAATTTTTCGAAGTCTGTAAGGAATATATTTAGAAACCCATATATCATTATGTCGTGGATGATTAGGATTAATATTATAATTTTGATTAATAATTGTAAAAAGTTTTTTATACTTTTTTGATTCGTTATTAGAATTTTTTAATTCGTCATAGTTATGACTAATAACGTCATAGTTATGACTAATAACGTCATAGTTATGACTAATAACGTTATTAGAATTTTCGTTATTAGAATTTTCAGAAATTTTCCATTTAGAAACTTTAAATAATTTATTAGTTTCTTTTTTAATATAGCGTTTAATATTGGTAATAGGTTCTGCTAAAAAAATATTAATTTGAGCAGTTGATCCATATAACTTAAACATTTTTCCAATAGCAATAATAGTATAATCATAATATTTCTCGACTCGTTCAATAAATAGTTTTAAATGATCTAGCCGTTGTTGATTGAAATCTAAGAGATCTGTCGATAGATCTGTCGATAGACTTTTGATACCTTCTAAATACATTCTTAGTAAATTAGAGAAATATTCAAAACACGTAGTTTTAATATCATTCAATTCAGAAGATTTTTGATGTTGTTTATAGACCATTTGAATTTGTCGTTTAAATTCGTATTTAGTTAGTCTATTTCTAAGATATTGTTTTCGAAGATTTAATAATTTAATATTAAGTTCTTCTTCTAAACGAGCAACATTACCATAATCTTGAAGATGATTTAATCGTTGAAAAAAGTAAATAATGACATCTCTCAATAACTTATTATTATACTTTTTAATATCAAATGGTTCTAATATTGGTTTTGTTTGTTCAACTTGATGAGTTTGTTGATTATAAATACGTCTCCCCCCAATAATTACTGGAACTTGGCCACATGCATCACTAATAGATTCATAAGTTAGTCCCTCTGCACATTGAACACCTTGTACAAATCCATTAGTATCTTGTCCAGTGCTATTCATATTAGCGACCCATTCAGTATAATGAGGGTTATGAACATGGGCTGTTTTTTTAATAATGGTTAATTTAGTCCAATCAAAAAATACCTTACAATTAGTACAAAACATTTGATAACATCCTTCAATTTTAAATACTTTAACACGGCAACTAGGACATGGTTTAGTATTAGCCCTAATTTCTTCAACATTTTTAGCAACTCCTTCATCACATACATGATTTTTATCAACTTGAACAGAAGTGCCAATAGTTTCTAGACAGGTGCTACATACTTTTGTATCACAGATTCCGCAAGTCCATTTGTCAATAATAAAACCATTACAACCTTCTTTAGGACAATGACCACGAGTTAAAAAAGCCTCTTTCTCTGGATCTTTAGGTAGGATACCATCATTAAGATCTTTTAAACGTTTAATTTCAAGTTCTTTCATAGATTGAGATGTATATAAATTTAATATTTTAATATGATTATATACAAGTTGATTATTATTTAATAGAGGGTTCGCACTCGTTGATGGATCCATTTGAGGAGTTATATTTAAACCCCTAATTTCTGCTTTAATTTTAGTAATATCGGTCCTTAATTTATCAATTTCAATATCGCGTTGGACAATAATTTGAGTATCCGGTAATAATGTTAGTTGCTGGTCTAAAAGCATATTTTCACGATGGGCTCTATAATTAGTTGGGTTTTTAGCCCAAATATAAGTCTGTCCGAAATTCGCTATAAGAAATTCTAAATAAAATTGAGTTTTACAAAAAATACATGAAGCATCTTCAGTTTGCTCTTTAATAGCATTCTTATAACACTTAACACAGGCTCCTTTAGTGCATTTATGACAGATAACTAATTTTGATACTTCATTACAACATATTTCGCAATCTAGATTAGTAGCGGCCATGGGAGGGTTATAAAATAATTTTTATTATTTTAAATATTTTATTTTGGGATTTTTAGCGTTTTTAATTATTTATAAAAGTTATCTAAAAAGTTATCTAAAAGTTATCTAAGAGTTCGTTAAAAGTTATCTAAAAGTTATTTAAGAGTTCGTTAAAAGTTATCTAAAAGTTATCTAATAGGTCTTTTGATGGATATTTTGAAAGTTCTTTGATTGATATATTAGAAGTTTGGCGAATTTATTTGTTGCCTTTAGATTCATTTTTTATTAATGACCTAACTATTTCTCGCATATATTCTAATAACTTTTCAACAACTTTTCAACAACCTTTCAAATAACTTCCCGATTCGGAGCAAAAACACACTATTTTATGACTTAATAAATTAAGTCTTATCATGTTTTATTCAATGGACCAAATTTATCAAAAGTAGCATGTTTTTGCTCCGAATCGGGAAGTTATTTGAAAGGTTGTTGAAAAGTTGTTGAAAAGTTATTAGAATATATGCGAGAAATAGTTAGAAGATTTATAAAAAATGAATCTAAAGGCAACAAATAAATTCGCCAAACTTCTAATATATCAATCAAAGAACTTTCAAAATATCCATCAAAAGATATTAGATAACTTTTTAGATAACTTTTTAACGAACTCTTAGATAACTTTTTTAGATAACTTTTTAACGAACTCTTAGATAACTTTTAAATAATTTTTTAGATAATTTCCAAAAAAAAATTAACAGTTATTTATGTATTGTTTATCTATTACGAAATGATCCTAATTACGCCCCTAATATTTTTCATTTACGCCATTACCCCTACTAATGCAGATATAGATTGTTGTTCAATTACGACTGAAAATCAATGTTATGATGAATGTAAATGGACGTCTCAATTTGGCTGTATTGGATATAATGAATATTCGCGTCAATTTGATCAAAATTCTTGCAATGAGCATAATCATTGTCAATATGAAAATAACCAATGTTTAGGTTGTCCTATAACCAATACTCCAACTAATACTCCAACTATTAAACCAACTTTATTAGAGACTTCCAAACCATCTATTAAACCGACAATTAATGAAGGATTAAGTACTACTGGGAGACCAACTAATAATCCATCAAAATTTCCAACGAATTATCCAACATTGGCTACTAATAATCCAACGAAATATCCAACCAATTTTCCAACAAAATATCCAACATTGGCTACTAATAATCCAACAAACGATCCAACTACTACTAATAATCCTTCAAAGTTTCCTACTACAACTAATCCATCAAAATTTCCAACTCATTATCCGACAACTACCGGTAATCCGTCAAAATTTCCAACTACTACTAATAATCCTTCAAAATTCCCTACTTTAAAACCAACCAATTTACCAACAAACGATCCAACTTATAGGCCAACAAACTTACCAACAAACCTACCAACCAATTTACCAACAAACGATCCAACTTATAGGCCAACAAACTTACCAACAAACGATCCAACTTATAGGCCAACCAATCTTCCAACCAATCTTCCAACAAACTTACCAACTAATCTTCCAACAAATGATCCAACTAATTTACCAACCAATCTACCAACAAACTTACCAACCAATCTACCAACCAATCTACCAACAAATCTTCCAACCAATTTACCAACTAATCTTCCAACCAATCTTCCAACAAACTTACCAACCAATCTACCAACAAACTTACCTACTGCCAGACCAACGTTAATATGTATTCTTCAATGCCCTAATCAACCACGAGAACCTGATTTATGTGTTAATTGGAATACCGATAATGGTAAAAAAAATAATCAAGCATTAGGTTCTTCTCCTTGGTATTGTTTATGGGATCCTTCTCCCGCTGCTTATCGATATAACGATAAAGGATGGTTAAGTTGTCCTCAGCCAATTAATTGTAAAAATGGAGATTCTTCAGTATCTTCTGATTATTGTGCTGCTTATAATTACGCTAATGCTAATAAGCCAATTACAAAAAAAACACCACTAACTAGAAGACCAGTTGGTGATCGTGCTTCATTTAATGCTGATTATGCTGGATCTTTAGAAACCTGTAATAATTTTGGTTCTAGAGTTTGGATAGGTGATGTTTGTGTTCGTGAAAATTCTATTTGTTTGGCTGTAAATCCTTGTAATCCAACATTTTGTAAAGCAACTACTATTAGCGGTGTTGGAACTGGTGCGATATCTTGTATAAGACTTTATAATACTTTAATTACTGGGTTAAAATTATCTGGATCCGCTAATTTAAGATCTGGATTATACGATAATATTACTACTACACTAACTGTATTAGAAGGACCTAGTTCAGCCATCACTAGCCCATATTATACTATTAAAAGCGGTATCTTAATACATTTATTAGCAGGAGGAAATGATAATTTTAATTTAGGAAAACCAAATGAAAATTTAATTGTTTCATTAACTTGTGTTGGTCATTCTCCCGTAATTGTTGAATCTTTTGAACCACTAGTAAATTGTTCCTATTTACTAACTGAGTATTTTATTTCATTTAAAGCATATACTGGTCTATCATGTTCTTTTAAACTTTCATATGTTGCGTTAGATGGCGATGAATGTGCCTTAAGAGGATTTGCTCTAGGACCTATAACGATCGTTTAAAAAAAATAAAAAAAAAATTAATGTCTTTTAACGAGTGCGAGCCCTCTATTAACTAACGAAACTAACGAAACTAAAGTGTCTTTAAATGACTAAATTATTTACCGCTAACGAATATAAAGTATTATCTGAGCAAGTGAGACATAAGATAACCGTTGAAAAAAAATCAAAATATGATGAATTTAAAGAAAAGTTTTTAACTGAGTTTAACGAAGAAGCAAAAAATGCAGCAATATTATTAAAAAACGAATTTGAAGTTGAATATATATGCCGTGAAGATAGAAAAAAAGATATAGAACCATTTATTAATCTATTTTGTAAAGAAATTTCAACAGAATATAAATGTGTTGAAATGTATTATGATGATGGCGAAGATGAAGAAAGTTCGAGTAAAAAAAGTAAAGGATTCTTCGGAATTGTTTTTGAAGTCATTAACGAAGTGCTAACCTCTATTAACGCTGACATAAACGACACACGCAACGAGTTCTCGCTTCGTTAATCAAAATTCCAAGAACTCTTAATAAATTAGATTACGAAAATAATATATTTTGATAAGTTATTTTTATATTGATTATAATTGAATATATTAACTAATCGTTAAAAATATATTAACTAATCGTTAAAAATATATTAACTAATCGTTAAAAATATATTAACTAATCGTTAAAAATATATTAACTAATCGTTAAAAATATGTCAATTGAAACTGATCAAATAATGTCAAAATTTTTTCCTAATAATTTCGAGAAATTATCGTCGATGTATATTCAATATATTCAAAAAATAGATATATCTTCGTTAGCGTTTATTAAATTAAAACTAATCTTAGAAACACCGTTAGTTAAATTACATTTAGTATCCACTAATTTAAGATATATTTGTCTCTTATATAAAAACCAATATCATTTATATTTTGTCAATGATATTTCATTAAAATTACCAATAATTCCAGAAGAAATAAATAACAAAAAATCTGGAACGTTAGGTATCGTAAATAAATTTCAGAAAAATGTTAAAAGACACTTTAAAGACCCAGTTAAAACTTATTTTAAATCCATGCGTATATAATCATACCAATGATGTATTGAAACATTTTATACTACGCGATCTTTCATCAAAAGTATATATTAATGATATATTTAAATTATCGGATTTAGCATCTCCAAATAATCATTTATATTTTCAATCGATTCATAATTCAAATCTATTATATCTTCATATTGGTCATTTTAATTATATTAACAAATTATCGTTATATAATGAAAAGGGACTAATACATGAAGCATCAATTCCAGAAAAAACAGAAAAAGATTTTAATACATTATTTAGAAAATATGTATCATTGGAAATAAGTCATAAGACTTAATAAATTAAGTCAAAAAAGATGCAATGTGTTCAAGAAGTTCTTTAGGTATCCTTCTATCTTTGTAATCATTTTCGTAATCATTTTCATAATTGCTATTTAAAAATTTTTTAATAATTTCTATTATATCATTTGGTATTTTTTCTTTAAGAGAAACAAAAACTTTATCACATATTTCAATATAATGTTTGTGATATTTATATTCAATAATACACCACTCTTTAAGTTCTTTACAAAATCGTTGAAAATCTTCTGTTGCTTTATTACGATAATAATCGACGCGTTTTGGATCTTTTAGTAAATATTTTAAGATACTTTTATCAGAACTTAATACTAATTGTTTAATCCAACCCTTTTTACATAAGAGCCAATGAGAACTTTTTCTATAATGATTTAACGCTAATTCCTCTTTTGTTCTATAATATTGTGGTCCTTTAATATGAGATTCAGAAAGTTCATACCATTTTACACATTTATAATAAATATTTCTATGACTACGGTGATAAATTATTTCCGAAAAATCCAATAATTGAAATATTTGATTTTTTTCATAAAACATTGACATAACAGCCATAAAATCAATTAGACATCTGAGGTACATTGGTTAGGGAATGGCCAAAGAATGACTAGGGTAGCGTTTTTTGTGTTTTAGAGTCTCGTTTAAATGTTTTTATAAATAATTAAATACTCTAATAAAATCTAAATTAATAAATTAAATGTTTTTTAAATTTCTCTTTTTGTTTCCAAGTATTGTTTTAGCCGTTTTAGCCGTTTCCTTTGAAGAATATCATAATATATACCAATTATGGCTAACTAAATATCAAACTAATCATTCGATGCCCATTCTCGCAAACTTTATTACCAATTACCATTATATTCAAAAACATAATAATGACCCCTCTAATACTTATACGCTTTCCCTTAACCAATTTGCTGGATTAAATATCAATAATTTGTCGTCTGGTCTTAAGAGTTCTATTAAAGTGTCTATTAACGAAACTAAAGTGTCTATTAAACCATATTTCGATAAACTACATTTTAATAATTCTTTACCAAATGAAATAAATTATGTGAAATTAGGATATAATACTCCTGTGCGTGATCAAGGACAATGCGGTTCTTGTTTTGCTATGTCTGCTATCGAAGCCGTTGAATCAGCATTTTATAAAATTACTAAAAAAACAGTTATTTTATCTGCCCAACAAATAGTATCATGTGATAATGAGGATTCGGGATGTAATGGAGGCCTAATGGAACATGTTTTCGATTGGATTCCTAAAAATGGGGGACTTTGTTTAGAATCTGATTATAAGTATATTAGTGGTCTTTCGCAAAATAACGAAGTATGTCTAACTACTTGTAAAAAGATTCCTATGAAAATTCTAACTATGAACGTTAATCATAAAGAAACAGATCTTCAAGATGCTCTAGTGAATTTAGGACCTTTAGCAGTTGCTATTGAAGCGGATCAGATGGCCTTTAGATTTTATAATAGCGGAGTTATAACCGGTTCTTGTGGTGCTAAATTAGATCACGGAGTTCTATTAATGGGTTATGGAACCGATAACTCGAATCCCGAAAAACCAGTTGATTATTGGCTACTTAAAAATAGTTGGTCTGATCAATGGGGTGAAAAAGGTTATTTTCGTATTCAAAGAAATAAAAAAACATGGTCAAAGGTTGGTGAATGTGGAATTGCGGCCGACGCTAGTTATCCGGTGTTAAATTTGTCATAATTTGTCATAAATAAATAATAAAAAACCCTAAAATCTATTTGAAGACTTATTAACGAAACTTGTATGTCTTCTTACAATCTACTCATAAAAACGGTTAATGCAAAATTTAAACCAATAACAGGCGCTTCTTATCAAATAGTGATACAAAGTTTATCAGTATCTAATAGGGTTCGTGAAAGAATAATATTAAATGATATATTTAAATGTTCTTCAAAAACTAAATATACTGATAATTTAGAAAGATCCCTTAATATATTTCATTTATATTCGCATTTTTCTAATAAATCAATAACGGCTCATTGTAATAAATATAATGATATCGTTGATTTTCGTACTATTGATGATTTAGGTTCATTAAGAATTTCTAATATCGCATATGAAAAAACGGATGGCTTAGAATTTACAAATGGTTATAAAGTCGAGCATATACCTGATCATATTTTTTATTACCATAAGATATCATTAATCATGCCAATGATGTCATTAACAAAATGCTAACAAAATAAATAATCTGAAATCATTAATAATAAAACTATAGAACCCGCTAATATCGCAAAAATAGCAATATTATCATTTAACAAATCTTTATAATAATATAAAATAGATTCAGAATTAATATATTGCTTCGGATTTATTATTTCATTTTTTGGTAATGACGTCATGCCAAAACTAATAAGAAATATTGAAATTATACTAAATAAAATTAGAGTGTATCGGGGATTGGGTTGTATCTTAAAAAGGTAGCCTAAAAAACCTAAAATAACAATTGAAAAAAATATAGATCCGTAAAACCATCGTTTATCATAAGCAACTGCAGGATCACTAATAATTATTGACATTGATATTAAAACCGTTGCTAAAATTATCGAAATAATTGTTAAAAATGTAGTTTTATATTTTTTTGGACAAAATGATCTAGAAGACATCGGTTCGGTTCTAATAATATCTTAGAAATTATATCATAAATCTTTAAAACGAATTTAAGACTTAATTTATTATAAAATTTTAGATATCCATAGCCTTAATTAGTCTCATATAATCTAACATCTGAGGCATAATGCAAGTATTTTCCAATTTTTTTAATCCGATATATTTTTTTAAAAATTTTTTAATATTTTCTTCAGTATCAAGCGGTCCCCTAAATCCATAAAACAAATCTGGAATATATTGTAAAACGATTCGTTGATCATTATGGGATAATTCAAACCATTCTGGAATTTTCATTGGCGACCAATCAGAATTTGGATATCTATTTAAACCAATTTTACGTTCTTCTTTACGACGATCATGAGGGGTATATAACGACATAAAATATTTACCAGAACAACCATGATTGGACCTAGATTCGATAGTTCTGCTAAATGTTTCTTCATTATGTTCTTTTAAATAATATGCACGACCTTTATAAGCAACATGATCATAATCACCTACCATTTGGGATAACTGTTCATAGGTAATGTATGGAACGATAGACATCTTTGATAAATTTACTAGAGATTTTTAGGGTTTTTAAATTTTTGTTTTGTTAGTCATAAGACTAATAGCGGGATTAGTCATAACCAAGAGTAATAAATAAAACAGTGCCTACTTCGGTTGATACTAAGAACATATGATTTATTACGTCAAAATGATCGCCACCATCCCAAATATTATGTATATCATCGATTTCTTTAAATGTTGTTGTAATTAGGTGTGTTACACGATAAAATTCATAACCTTTAAATAATATTCCGTATTTATATTTAGGTATTTTTTTTAAATCTTCAGTTATTATTTTAAAATTTTGTTTTTGTTTAGTTTTATTATCTTCTAAATTTTCATTATAAATAAAAGTGGATCCATATCCTATTATGTTAAGAGAACCATTAAATGTCTCTACATAAAGTTCATTATAATCGTCTATTATATTGCTAGTAATAGGTTTATTAATAATATTAACAAGTTCTATATAAAAGTAATCAAAATCAATTGGTGTTATTTTTGGCTTTTCTAACATTGGTTTAATAACTTCTGTCCATATTTCTTTTGGTATTTGTGAAGACATCATTTTTATTAAGTAAGTTAGTAAGCCTTTAATAAAATTTGTTTAGTATTATTAGTATGGAACCAGATAATCTTGGTCCGCCACAAAATCAAACCCAAATAGATCATTTAGGCCAAATTTTTTTTAGAAATTTTGAAGTTTATTATACACCATTAAATATTATTTGGGAAGTTGATCCAGAGGCAGTTGAAAGATATAAAACATTATTCCCGAATGAATATCAACAATTATATTGGATGGATTATTTATTGAGAAATATGGGTAATACCGAAAGAAATTTAATTTTGAGTAATGATATGACTTATAGAAACATAGTTGCAAAAAGAAATTTCTATGAAAAATCAGTTAAACATTTTATTCAAAATACTGGAGGTCATCAAATAGATTTTGGATTTGGTTCTAAGAAAAGGTTAAGAAAACGTTATTAGTAATTATGACGTTTGTAATAAATAATTAAATACGTTAGAAATCCCAAAAATAAATTATATAATTTTTATGGATTATAAATTTAAAGAAAGTATTGCCCCTATAAAAAAGGTTGTTGCTATTCAATTTGGTCTATTATCCCCTGAATATATTAAAAATATTTCCGTAACTAAATCTATTCATGATGAAAATGGTAAAAAAATTCCCGATGGCATTTTCGAACAAAATAATATATACGATCCAATTACTAAAAAACCTCTATTAGGTGGTGTTAATGATCCTCGAATGGGTTCTACTTCTGATGTTGATTCCCCTGGCTATTTTGGTCATTTAACCTTAAGTCGTCCAGTTTATCACTACGGATTTTTAAATATTACATTAAATATTTTACGTGTTGTTTCCTATTATACTTCAAAACTATTAATTTCCGATAAAGATCTTCTAACTATTAAAAAAACATGCAAAAAGAAAAAACGTCTTAAAGAAATATATAAAATGACTAAAGTTAAAACCGATCCCATTACTAAACGTCTTCTACCAACATATTATAAAGATGGTCTAAAAATTGTTATCGAACATAATGATCCTATTCTAAAAGGTTCTGTAGTTGGTCGTAGAACTCTATCAACATTAGAAGCATATTCCATTTTAGAAAAAATTTCAGATGAAGATGTGATTAGTATGGGATTAAATCCAGCATTTTGCAGACCCGAATGGATGTTATTAACCGTAATACCAGTTCCCCCGCCACATGTTCGACCATCAGTTAGTATGTCTAGCACTCAACGTTGTGAAGATGATTTAACTCATAAATTAAACGATATTCTAAAAACAAATAATGCACTGTCTATTGCTATTGCTAATGGCTCACAAGATCATGTTATTGAATCATTTGAAAATCTATTACAATATCATGTATCGACGTTTTTTGATAATAAAATTCCGGGGCAAAAACCATCGCAACAACGATCTGGAAAGCCACTAAAAACTTTAAGACAACGTTTAGTAGGAAAAGAAGGACGTGTTCGAGGTAATTTAATGGGAAAACGAGTAGATTTTTCAGCACGAACTGTTATAACTGGTGATCCTAATTTAAGTATCGATCAAGTAGGTGTTCCATTAGAAATTGCATTAAATCTAACAGTTCCTGAAAGAGTTTCTGCTTTTAATAAAGAAAAATTACAGGGTCTCGTTAATAATGGTCCTAATAAACACCCCGGGGCTCGTTATATTATAACTTCAACAGATGATGGAATAAAAAGAAAAATCGATTTAAATTACTATAAAAACACCTTTCAACTAAAAATTGGACAAATTGTTGAAAGACATATGGATAACGATGATATTGTGTTATTTAATAGGCAACCATCATTACATAAAATGTCAATCATGGGTCATCGTGTTAAAGTAATGACTGGAAAGACATTTCGCATTAATCTGTCATGCACGACTGCTTATAATGCAGATTTCGATGGCGATGAAATGAACGCCCATATTCCTCAAAATATTACAGCGAGATGTGAAGCAGAAAATATCATGATGGTTCATCGACAAATTGTTGGTCCTCAATCAAATAAACCAGTTATGGGTATTATTCAAGATGCCCTACTTTCTGCTTCAATTATGACTCGCCGTGATACATTTATTGAAAAAGAACTTTTTATGAATTCTTTAATGAAAATTTACGAAATTGATGATATTGTCGATAAAACGTTTGTTGATAATAGAGGGCTTGCACTTGATAATAGAGGGCTTGCACTTGATAATGGTCAAAAAGTTATTGAAGATCAAAAAGTTATTTCAAAAATTATTATGCCGGATCCCACAATTATGATAAATGTTAATAGATTATTAAATATTAAAGAAAAATCATTTTTATGTCTATGGACGGGTAAGCAATTATTTTCAACAATTTTACCAAAAGAGTTAAATATGTTTAAAAAATCTAATGAAGCGCCTGATCACGATAATGATATTACTGAAACTGATACTAAAGTTCTTATTAGAAATGGTATCTTAATTACAGGAATTGTTGATAAAAAAACGATTGGAATTTCAGAAGGTTCTATTATACACCTACTAATGAATGATTATGGTCCAGATATTACTAAGGAATTTATGAATAAAATTCAACGAATCGCTAATTTTTTTATATTAAATAATGGATTTACAATTGGTATTGGTGATACAATTACTAATCAAGAAACTAAAGACTCTGTTTCAAAAATTTTGATAAATGCTAAAAATAAAGTTAATGAATTAATGAATGGTTTTAGTAATAATCCAATTAAATTAGAAAATGATATTAATTCTGAATTAAATCAAGCAAGAGATCTTGCTGGAAAATTAGTTCATTCTAATTTAAGTCATACTAATAAATTTAAAGCAACTGTATCAGCAGGTTCTAAAGGAAATAATTTAAATATTTCACAAATTATGGGTTGTGTCGGTCAGCAAAATGTTGAAGGACATCGAGTTAATTACGGATTTAAAAATAGAACATTACCTCATTATTTACCTAATGATTTAGGACAAGAAAGCAGAGGATTTATTGAGAATTCTTATCTTACTGGATTAACGGCTCAAGAATTTTTCTTTCATGCTATGGCCGGTCGTGAAGGAATTGTAGATACTGGAGTAAAAACAAGTGAAATAGGATATTTAGCACGTCGCCTAGTAAAAGCATTAGAAGATGTTTCGGTAAAATATGATGGAACTGTTAGAGATGGTTATGGTAATATAGTGCAATTTTTATATGGTGAAGATGGAATGGATGCAACTTTTATCGAAAATCAAGAATTACCTATTTTGTTATTAAATAAAAATGAATTTGATAAATGTTATTTAAATGACGTCATAGTTAATAACGATCAACATCAAACTATTAAAGAAGAATATGACCAATTATTAAAAGATCAAGAAAAATTAAGGTATATAATGTCTAAAAAAGAACCGGCATCTTCAAAATGTGCTGATAAATTTATACCAATGCCAGTTAATATTAAAAGAATTATATTAAATGTTATTAATGATGTTGATGTCGTTAAAAATCCATTAACCGAAACTAAAGTGTCTTTAACAATTATTGAAATTATTGAAGGTGTCCGAGATCTAATAGAAACCATTAAATCAAATATTAAAAATCACGAATCACTTGATCTATTTTTGATACATTTAAGATCTAATTTAGCATCTAAAAAATTATATGGAATTACTAAAGATCAATTACTATTTATTAAGGAGGACATTATTCAAAAATTTAATAAAGCATTAGTGGAACCAGGGGAAATGTGTGGAATAGTTGCAGCCCAATCTATTTCAGCACCTACTATGCAATTAACGCTCAATTCTTTCCACAAAGCGGGTATAACTACTAAAAGTGTAACCACCGGTATTCCAAGAATGAAAGAACTAATTAACATTTCTAAAAAATTAAAATCACCATCATTAACATTATATTTAGCGAAACGAGAAGTGTCGTCTTCGTTAAAAGACATCATTGGTATGATTAATGACACTTCGTTAAAAGATATCGAACAAATTAAAAATCAATTAGAGTATAAAACATTTAAAGATTTTATATTAAAGACTAGAATATTTAAGAATTCTGAAGAACTATCGACCAACAATGAATCATTATTTAACGAATATTATAATATAATTGAAGAATCTGTTCTTGAAAATTTAAGTGATTGGGTCCTAGAGATGACTCTACGTAATGATATTTTAGAACAAACTCAATGTTCGATGTTAGATATCTTTGATATGATTAATGACGAATTATTGGATACAAATTTAAAGGATAATATAATAATTATGATGTCTGACGATAATTGTTTAGAACCCTTTATCCGTATTATGATACCATTATGGTCTTCTGACAAACCAATTGAAGATTTTGAAGTTATCGATATTTTAAAGAAAATTGAATTAGAATATATTAATAAAATTCATATACAAGGTATCGAAAATATTACCAAAGTATTTATTAGCGAAAAATCACAAGATATTTTAAATACCGATAATGGTTTTACTAGAAAAAAAATTAAATTTTTGGAAACCGATGGAACAAATTTACAAAAATCGTTTAGAATTAGCGAGATAGATCATCGAAAAACTATATCCAATGATATTATAGAAATATTTGAAACATTAGGTATTGAAGCAGCCCGTCAAGCATTGATTAATGAATTACGACTTGTTCTTTCTGATGACGGTTCTTATGTAAATTACAGACATTTAGCCATGTTAGGGGATATTATGACATATAAAGGGAATTTAATGGCTATCAACAGGCACGGAGTAAATCGTTCGGATCAAAGCGGAACATTAATGAAATGTAGTTTTGAGGAAACTGTGGATATCCTTACTGATGCTGCTGCATATTCACAGAGGGATGTAATTAGAGGGGTCTCTGAAAATATTATGTTGGGTCAATTATGTCCGGTTGGAACTGGTGCTTTCGATGTTATGATGGATCCAACGATTTTCGAAAGATTGGCTGAGGGATCTAACGAAACTAAAGTGTCTTTTAACGAAGATGTTAAAGAATTGGTTAATAAAGTAGTTGAAAAACCTAAGAAAATTATCGAAGAACCGGTTAAAAAAGTTTCGAAAAATCTTTATATACCTTCTAGCCCCGTTTATAAGAAAAAATAAAAGACTAACAAATTTTTTAATACACTAGTTATTCCATACTAAGTTAATATAATCCTTTATTACGCGTTTATTACGCGTTTAAAATCCATAAATAATTCCAAAGGGTATAATAACAAAGATTCTGACCATGGAAATAGTAAAAAAATTTCAAAGTAATAATTTTGAAATCGAAATATGTGTTAAAGGCACTAACGAAAACCCATTATTTAGAGCCAACGATATCGCTACTATATTAGAGCTCACTAATATTCATAAAAATATTAAAGATTTTGATAATACCGAAAGGACTGAACTTAAGGTTAATACCCTTGGTGGGGTTCAAGATGTATCATTTCTTACAGAGAAAGGTCTTTATCAAATTTTATTTACTTCTCGAAAACCAATTGCGAAACAATTTAAGAATTGGGTTTGCGAAGTTATTCATGATTTACGTCTTCAGGGATCTTATAAATTAAATCAACAATTACTAATGAAAGACAAAATGATTCAGGATAAAGAATCTGAAATTTTATCAATTAAAAAACATACTATAATTAAAAATAAAGAAGATTTAATAAAAAAACACAGTAAAAAACGAGGTTTATATGTTTGTCGTGTCCCTAACCCTAACCCTAACCCTAACAACCCTAGTGAAGATATTTTAAAAGGTGGTATAGTTGGGGGGGATATTGAAGAAAGACTACTTACGCATCAAAGAGAAATTTCTCCAGATATTCTTCTAATTTATTTCTTAGAAACTCCGTATAATAATATAATTGAGAAAAAAATTAAACAATTATGTACTGATCCTAATGATATTTTATATAATAAAAGAACTAGTCGCATTTATAAAAATAAAAATCAAATTGATGAAAAAAATCAAACAGAACTTTATATAGTAGATGATAACTTTACCGCAGAAGATTTTTGGAATAAAATATTACTGATTGAAAAATCCTTAAATAAAGATGAAATTTTTTTAAAATTAGAAAATGATCTAACAATAGTTCAAAAAGATAATGAATTAATAAAAAAAGATAATGAATTATTAAAAAAAAATTTAGAATTATCAGAGACGAAAATTACCGAATTAGAGACGAAAATTAAACAACTTAAAAAGATGCACGTTCATGATGTGATAGATTTCCCAATAATATCCGTTGATATTCTTACTGGTCAAAAAATTGAATATGATACGATAACTAAAATAAATTCTCGTTATAAAACTGGTATTAATACTTTACGTAAGCATATTGACAAACATAATCATTTTCGCGGAGTAGTTTTAAGATCAGGTACTGATAAACCATACTGGAAATTACCTGATAATTTTAAATTTAGTAATTTAATAAAACCAACTATTCAAACACAATATGTCAAAAGAGTTGATAAAAATACAGGAGAACAAACATATTATAATAGTATTATCGAAGCATCTTTTTTTGTACAACAAGAAATTGATAAAAATGCAATAACAGGTAAAACAACAGATACAGAACTTATTAGGAAAACAATTAGTGAATTATTCAGAGGTAATCCAACAAGAAAAGCATTTTTAAATAAATTTAATTGGTTTAAAATGAAAGAAATTGGTTTTATAGTTAATATTGATGGAACTACTACTAATATTGATGAAGTATTTGTTAAAACAAATAAAAGTGATGTTGAAGAAAAGGTTGAAGAAAATGACGAGGATAACGAAACTAAAGTGTCTTCTAACGAAACTAAAGTGTCTTCTAACGAAACTAAAGTGTCTTCTAACGATGTTGAAGAAGATAATGAAGAAGATAATGAAGAAATTACGGGAAATAACGAAGAAGAAATTATTGATACTCCAAATATCGCTCCAAATATCATTAATAACTTTTTAAATGAAAAAGAAGAAATTCAAGAAGTTATTCCAAAAGAAATAGATTTAACTAAAGCAATTATTGTTAGAAATCTAAAAACTAATACAGAAAAAACATATCCTGAATATACCCATGCAATTTTTGATAAATTTATGAACAAAATTACGTTATATAATAAATTTTTAAATAAACATCTAAATTATAAACAATTTACATTTAGAACAGCCGATCAACCATATTATTGGTTGCCGCCCAAAGGTCTCCAAATAAATGAAAAAGTTGATAGTGCAAGATTAAAATATTTTGTAAAAATTGTACATACTACCTTAGATAATGTAAATACATATTATTATAACGCTATTTCAGATATCGCTGAACATTTATTTCCAAAATTAAATAAACAACGTATAGCGTCTGCAATCAAAAAACGATTAAATAAAAAAACTGATAAAACTACAAATAATAATAAAGAAATTTTGGAATTATTTAAACCATATAAATTTTCTAGAATTCAATCATGTGGTCAATTTATTTATAAAGATCGTATTGAAGATATTAATGAAACAATTTACGTACCAACTAACGATGACGATGAATAGTTTATCGAATAATTTCTTTGGAAATTTAACAAATTTTTTTAAACGCTTGTTATTCCCTACTAATATAATATGAATCAATTATTATCGGATAAAGAAAAAAAACAGTTAAATGCTCAAAACTATGCTCAGTTAAATGATGAAATTGGCCTCCAAATATATGCTAAAATATTAAAAATGTGTATTCCAGAAAAAAAAAGAAATCAATTAAAGATATTATAACTTATAATATTCAAGAAGATGAACCTGAGAAAAATCATAAAGCATATTATGAAATATTATTTTGTGAAGATATTTTTATTAATATTTTAAAAGAATTTGGTGATAAATTACCTCAACTTATAGTAAAAAAAAGTAATATTCATGGAAATGGAGTATTTGCTCTACAAGATATACCAAAAGGAACATTAACTACATTTTATCCAGTTCATTTTATTTTTACAGATGATGTTGTTTCGTGTGAAAATAAACAAGTTGGAGTTAAAATGTTTGTATCACCAATTCTTGATGAAAATTTAATAAACGAGAATTTTTTTAAAGTTGCTCAAGATTATTTATTATCTGGTTCTCAAAAAGAACTATTTAAAATTGGCGGTCATCCGCAATTATACGAAGATTATCAAAATGGCCATATAATTAATCATAGTAAAAATGCAAATTCATATTTTCAATTGGTGAATGGTCCAAATAATAATTGTAATATTTGGATGATTATATCTACTAGAAATATTAAAAATGGAGAAGAACTTACTGTAAATTATGGACCTAGATATTATGATAAATGAAACTAAAGTGTCTTTTATGACTAATTCCGCTATTAGTCTTAAGTCAATATATAATCAATAAAACAAACATCCAATCTATTACAAATATTCGAAAATATGGTATTGTAATTAGATTTTGAAATAGATAATATTTCCGTTATAAATGCTTCGATAAGAGGTCTAGATTTTCGAGAAGTTTTTTTTGGATTTTTTTTAAATAAATCCGTAATATTTATATGATTAAACAATGGATCCAGTGTTCTATAATATTCTAAAATTTGATAGAGTTTGTCATCGTTGTTTAAATTTTCTTTTGGTAATTCGTTATTTCTATTTATTGTTATAACTTCTTCATTATGGATTTCTATAGTATTTATTACAAAATCTTCTTCTAAATAAGTAGAGGGCATGTTTATTTGAATATTAAAGAAATCTTTAAGAGGTCTTATTAAGGAATTATTATTGATATTAAGTCGTTATTTAAGAACTTTGCTAAAATCTTTTTATATTTATTTTTAAAATTTAATATTAATTTATCTATATCCACCATATCCAATTTTAAAAATTGTAAAAAATCTACATAGCAACATCTAGCAAGTATTTGTTTAGCGACTCTTGTAAAAACTAGGGTATTAGTTTCAGTTATTTCATATCGTACACCACGATGATTCCAATTATAATCTTTTATCATATTTATATCAATCTTTTTGACACAATATAAAAAATTTATATCAGATTTAATTTGATCTAAAACTAATTTTTTTATATCACTAATATTATCGCACACAAAATAATTTCGAGTATGATAGTTAAAATCAACGATTAATAACATCTTTGGCATAATTAATGACATTAGGTTGTGTTATGGTAAGGTTTGTTAAAATTTGTTATAATAAGTAGATGGCATTTTTTAAATAAATGATATTAAATAACATACAAATCCTTGTTGTCTTTCTCCCATAATTGGTAGAGTACCATCTATTCTATTTGTTAGGAATACTTTATTATAACTTCTCGTAGGGTCTTGATTAGCCTTTCGACATATATCTTGTATTTGCTCGTCGCTTACTGACGGGACTACGATAGATCTTTCAGTAAGATTATCGCATTTTACCAGTTGTTCATAAAATGACATCATTGGCATGATTAATGACATTGGAATCATTGGTATGATCAATTGCATTAGTAATTTAACCAAGATATTAATTTATAAATTAGAATCTTTTTAAGAACTCTTGTAATGATATAAGTCCCCATTTACAATTTTCGAAGCGTTGCATTGTGTCATATTTTTTCTTAAATAACATACAAACGATAATCTAAAATTTATGTCGTCAGAAATTAATTGCGAATTTGCATGGTATTGATGCACATCCATGAGGAGAAAATCAGAATTTTTTACACAGACACCAAGGCGAAATTCTGGAAATATTAAATATCCGCCTTTAAAATTTTTACCTAAAACTACCAAATTACCACAGCCTTCGGAGTAGTCTCCAGAATCCTTATGAATAAAAGTTCGCCAATTATAGTTAGATGTTATAGTAGTAAATGGTGTCTTACCAATTCTATAAATTTTATTAACCTTTTTTATTTCGGCCATCTGACGTTTATAATGTTCTGGAGCCAAATGTTCATAATATTTAGCAATTAATTCAAAAAATGGTAGTGCTTCTTTCCAACGACCATTTTCTATATTATCACGTGTAAAAGCAGTAGTTCGACAAACAACTTTACTGGGAAAATATTTTTGAAGAGACATATGAGCCTTATCAAACGCACCTGATATTTGGCTTTGGCTTAATTTAGTAGATACTGAATTATTTGAAGCAGTTCTCATAGTTTTACCTCCAGATGCCATTGCGCGTTGATTATTAGGTCTCATTGAATGTTTTTTAAAAATCTCAATAATTCTATCAGACATCTCTTTGGGGATAACATTTTTTCTAAATTTACATAATATTTGCTTGATACCTTGTTCATCATAATAATAGCAATCAGTATCTTCAGTTATTAGAATATCATAAGAATTACAACTAGATCCGCAATCAGCATCGGTTAGATGTCTTTTTTTAGATACTATTAATTCTTTAACCATTTATTTATTATAAATAATTTAAATAAATTTTAAAAACGTCATAGTTATGACTAATAACGTATTACAAAAATTCAAAAACTCTTGGTTTTTCTATATTTTTTTCACCGATAACGACAAAAGGTTGTTAATATTTACTGTGCGATTATTAGAATGAAGGAGAAGGGATTCACTGTTCCTTTATAAATTTCCGAAAACAAATTTAGGGAGACCCTAGGATTCCGACAGATGACTTTTTCATAAAATGCCAACCCAGTTCTTTAAAGCAATTAACGAAATGTCTTTTAGAAGACCAATTATGATTCCAGATGACATATTAAGGAAGATTTATCAATATAATACCCAAGTATTATCATATAATAAACAAAGTCGAAAAATTTTTAATGAAAATAAAGTATGGGTAATATCTATTATTGAATCAGATTATAGTGGAAATATAATCTCATTCTCATTAGGTCATATAGCAACTGAACAATCCTATATAGCATTCTATAATTTTATTAGATATTTTAAAGGATATTTTAAAGAACAAAGTATTATTCAACCATATATTGATAAAATATCTATATTAAATAATTTAGATAATTTATCGATAATACCCTACAATGATGCCTTATTTAGTGTTAATTATTTAATAAACCTAAATAAAAGCCTATCTTGTATATCAATAGTAATTAATAATAAATCTACAAAAATTAAAAAAACTTTTATATTACGTTTAATTTGGAAATTTTCTGGACCAAATTAGTGAAGTTTAAATTAGTTTAAAAAAATAATTAGTTTTAATAATAGATGTCATTTAAAACAGAAATAGTTGATATTACCAGAGGCCCTTACAAGTGGTCTGTAAAAATTAGACCAAATACGACAGATGAACAAGTAATTAAAGAAGTTCTTGTTAAAAATCAATATGAAAAAAAAGCAATACCGTTTCTTATAGAGGAAGGTGATGTGTTTTTGGACGCAGGAAGTAATATAGGTTTATTTAGTATCAACGCAGCAACCTTAGTTGATAAAATTAAAATATATGCATTCGAGCCTGAACCTGATAACTTTAAATTATTAAACGATAATATTGTGTTAAATAACTTAGGACATAAAGTTAAAACATTTCAAAAGGCTCTTTCAACTAAAGAGTCAGTAATGGATTTATATTTGGGGAGAACCGCATATCAAAAATATAGACATACATTACGACCAGTAAGAGGCCGTGAATCTATCAAAGTAAAAGTAGTAGATATTCGAAATATTTTAGAAAAATTTAAAATTAATGCTATAAAAATGGATATAGAAGGGGCTGAAATTGAAATATTAGAAGCAATAACTGATTGGAAAAAATATGGTATTAATAAACTAGTTTTTGAATATGATTTCGATCAAGATAAATCTATAGACAGATTTAATAAAATTATTAAACAATTAAAAAAGAGTTTTAATACAATAAAATATCCCAAGATGCCGCCAGATGACGTTAAAGAGTATTTATACTACCCCAGTGGAATACTAGTATTTTGTTGTAATATTTATAAGACTTAATAATCAGCAATCTTTGACCTAATATCAAAAGGTATTTTTGACACTAATAAAGAGGTATTTTTAGTTTTTAATAATTTTTCTATTTTAGGGTTATGATTAACAAAACTGTATCTATGCACAAAATTTCTTAAAAATAAATAAAATGATTTATTATCTAAAAGGTTATAATAAACAAATCTATACCAGATCTCGTTAATATAAAAACTAATACATTCATGTTCTATCACAAATTGAATATTGTTATTAACTGATATTCTCAAAAGTTCCTTAGAAAATGGCAGAGTAAATATTGGTGTTCTATCATTCATAAAATTATCCAATGGATTTAAAACTACTTTTTGACCATAAATTATTATTATATTATTAGATATTTTATAACGAATATTATGATAGTCTTTTAAAGACACTAAACCAGTCTTTAAATCTGGTTTGTTTATCAACAACTCATCACAGAATTTTTTAGTATCTGTTTTCTTTAGAGATCTCATCGTTATTAGATGACTGTTAGAGGGTTAGACACTCTTTATTAATATAGTTTAAATTTATTTAGAAAAAACCTGTTTATTTATAAAAGATCTCTTAGACAGATGTCTAATAATCCTCCAGATCCACCACTAATACCCCCTAGTGGAAATTTTGAATCATTAGCAGCAAATAATTTCACCGCTTCTAATTTTTTTGGTTCAATAACTGGGTCAATTATTACTAATGATATAACCGCTGAAAATCCATCAGAGCCTGTAAATCTTTTTACTAATTCTTCTTCGGTAATTAATATTGGATCTATAACTATTAATTCATCGGATATAATCGGTAATGTTGGAAACCCTATTTTAAATCAAGATGTCGCTACTAAAGCCTATGTAGATGGAACTGCATCAAGCGGTGATCCAAATATACTAATTGTTAAAAAGAATGCAATTGGTCTTG